CCAAAACTTCGCCCAAGACGTCAGAAGCACATACGGCATCAGCGCCAGTGGCAGAGCTTTGACCAATGACAGAAAGTGTCTGCATTGCTTTTGAAAGCCTTTCGTCAGGATCTCCGCTATCATTGATTTGCTCGGCAGCGTTTAGGCATGCAGTATAAGCCGCTCTCAACACTGAAGATTGCTTAACTAGCTCGGCGTACCTTTTCAAGTTGGCTTGGCTTGGCGTTTCGCTCCCCATAGACGCTACAGCGTGAAACTCAAGGTTTAAGCCGTGAGAATCAATGTGATCAGTGACCGTGATTATGTCGATCGGGTTGCTTGACTGGCTAACCGCTGCAATTGCTTTCCAAGCAATTCTCGTTTCTCGGAAATAGAAATCAGTTTCTTGCAGCAAATCGAGCGCAAAAGTTGCTGCATCGCTTGCACCGTTAATCATGATCGCGCCTATGACTGAACGCTCAGCCATTAGGTTTGTTAGAGTCTCCATGTTATTGACCATTTTCTGCAATCCACCTTGCTTTAAATTCTTCAAGATATGCTGGATCATCTTCCCAGCGTTTTTGATTAATGAATGTTGACGGGTGCAATTTGTCAGCGCCAACATCGCCGCGATCAATACAATCGCTGTGGTAGTTCAAAAGCAAGTCAACCCAAAACTTAACTTGCCCTTCCCGCTTTCCTTTCATCAAATTTCTGAAGGCCTTCTCAGCAGCAACCTTGGATTTTTTCACTGGGTAATGCTTGTAAAATCTTGCAAACTGAACAGCGATAAAATTAATTCCTTCACCAGTCTGATTCGCAGAATCGGACAAGATATTATCTTCTTTACTTCTTATATTCTTTAATTCTTTAGGTGTTGCGTTTTGCTTGTCTTCTGCATGCGTTCTGCATGCGACTTGCCTGTCGTCATCTTGATATAAAGAGTAGTTAACTATTGATATTAAAGAATATTTGTTTGTTTTTTGCCTGTTGATCATCTTATCCTTCTCAAGCATATCAAGCAGCTTTCTCAACTTGGCAATTGACACCCCAGTTTTGGCGCTCCAAGCCTCAAGGCCGAAGATGATCTGGCCTCTTTTTATCTCAAGAAGCGAACCGTTAAACAGGTGTTTTTTATCCTCAAAGTTAGCCTCTGTCAGCATCCTGAGCCAAACGCAAAAATAGTCTGGATCACTTGCTATCCAATGATCAAAGATTCCTCTGTGTAGCTTTATCCAACCTGACACGTTATACTCTCCATCTCAGCTAATGAAACTGCCTCGCCGCCAGCGGGGCTTTTTTATTTCGTTAAGTCTAAAAACTCATCGACAGTCATTCCAAAGTGATCGGAACCCGCTGGCGACTCCAGCCATAAGAGTCGGCAAACTGACTCGGGCGCATTCCTTTCTTAGCGATCGCCACCCTTAGCGATAATCCTACGTTTTGCATTATAAGCCTCTTTCGTTATTGTTACTGTTGACATATTAAAACGGCCGAGTCATAATGTCAACTCAAACAACGTGGAGAATGAAATGAACCAAGTAATGACAATTCCAGACATGGTGCGAGGCGTAGAGCCTGAGTGTTTGCAGTTAATTACCGCGCACAATGCGGTAAACTGGCCTGCTGAAGCTAACTATGCAATGCAGTTACTTTCCGCTAACCAATTTGCTTTGAGCATCGCTCAGAAAAACCCCGTGTCAGTTCAGAATGCTTTACGAAACGCATCAGCTATAGGAATCAGCCTTAATCCTGCAAATAAACATGCTTATTTAGTGCCTCGCTCTGGTGCAATATGCCTTGATATTAGCTACATGGGCCTGATGCACTTAGCGCAATCAACAGGATCAATTGAGTGGGGTCAAGCCAAGCTTGTTTACTCAGCTGATTTTTACGAAAACAACGGTATTGATAAATCACCAACTCATAAATACCTGGCATTCTCAGAGCGCGGCAGTGTTGTAGGTGTTTATTGCGTGGTTAAAACGCCATCAGGTGACTATTTGACTGAAGAAATGGACATTGGTCAGGTTTTTAAGGTTCGTGCGCGTAGCGAGTCATTTAAGAAAAACGCAGGGCCTTGGGTCACTGATGAAGAAGAAATGATCCGAAAAACAGTGGTAAAGCGTGCAAACAAATATTGGCCTAAATCTGACAGGCTTGATCAGGCAATCCACTACCTAAACACTGACGGCGGCGAAGGTATCACTAAGGATGAACCAGTACGCGACGTGACGCCAATCAGTTTAGAGTCAGAGGTATGGCTTACCGACCATTACAACGCACTGCCTGATGAATCAAAGCCTAGAATGATGGCTTGGCTAAAAACTGACTCAATCTGCAATCTAACAGAGCAACAAGCTCAGGCAGCAATCAAAGCATTAAAGGCTAAGCAATGAACATTTATGATCGCGCTATGGCGCAGCTTAAAGCAATGGAAAATGTTTTCGGATTTGATCCAACTATCGTTGGTCAAAAGTCAGCAGATTGGCACATTATGAAATTAGGAGTAATCAGTGCCAGCAATGCCGATAAAATCGTAATGAAGCGCGATAGCGAAACACGCGCTACTTATATGGCAAGTTTGATTAGTCAGATTTGCTCTTGTACGCTGCCGGATGAAATGACATTCAAGCAGCTTGAGCATGGCAATAATTATGAGCCTGTTGCGCGTGACGCGCTATCTGCGGCGCTTGACTTTGTTGAAATCAAAGAGTTGCCATTTCTCTACATGGATCAATCAATGCGCGTTGGTGTGTCGCCTGATGGCGTTTTCGATGACTCAATCGTTGAAATAAAATGCCCTTTCAATGGCGAAAACTTTATCAAGTTCGCAGCATTCGGAGCGAATAAGAAATCTTGGCGCTGGCAAGCTCAGTTCCAAATGTTTGCAAGCGGTGCAAGTGAGCATATCTTTTGCCAGTATGATCCGCGCATGGTCTTATGCAATAACCTAAGCTATGCAAAAACAGAATTGTCAGATGCAGACCAAGCAACGCTGCGCGATGCAATACCTTCTTTTATCGCTGATATGGATGAAGCCTTAAATGCTTTAGGCGTTACATTCGGTCAGCATTGGGAATATTTAAAACAACAACGGAGTAAAATTTAATGAGCACAACAATCACAGGCAAACTAAACAAAGCCGCCACACAATTTCAAGCGGGTGAATCAACGGGCTTTGGCATTCGTTTAGGTGTGAAGTATTATGATCGAGAGACTAAATCGGATCAGTGGTGTAATTATGAAGCGGTAATTTTCGCCAAAGCCCCTGCGCAAATACAATTTTACCAGCAAGCACTGGTCGAGGGCGCAATCGTTGAAGTGTCAGGCGATAAGCTTAAAATCCGTCAGTACCAAGGCAATAACGGCTTGAGCTTGTCTATTGAATTGCTAGACGCCAAGCTTGGTTTTGTATTTGCTCCGCAGTCAAGCACCAATCAAGCACAGGCACCGCAGCAGCCAAGGCCGCAAGCGCCACAACAACCGCAGCAGCAATACAACCAAGCACCGCAGCACCACCACCACCAGCAGCAATACCAGCAAGGCATGCACAACGGCGCTCCGGCAACTGATTTTTACAACTCGCCATTTTAACCAACCAACAGCGCCAGCAATGGCGCAAAGGTGACTTATGAAAGACCTAGAAATATCAGTAGAACCATACCACGACTTGCGGATTGCCAAGACAGGGCTCAGCGACAACATAACGCTGCTTACAGAGGATGTCACCGACTTCGTAAGGATGGAGTTAACCCGAGAGCAAGCGGAGCAGATTTACGAATGGCTGAAAGCGTATTTGAAGAAATGAACCTGCCACTATACACATAATTCGAGCGACTAACCGCCGAAACGCTTTGCCTTGAGCGTAACCGTGACGAGCCGAACGAGCAGGATTTAAACGACGCCGTTGCAATGTGTGCGCGGTGGAATCAGAAACGAATTAAGATGGGGTTGAGGGCATGGAAATAGATTGGCAAGCAGCGCCTAAGGGTGCGCAATATTATGCGGGTGAGGCTTTTTGGAAATCTGGTGAGAGCATTGGTGTTTTTTATTGGTATAACGATGGAAAGTGGCACATAGAAACTGATGGAAACGAGCCAAACCAATACAAAGACTACGCTATCCGTCCAAAACAATGGCCAGAAACCGACGATCGCACTATTGCCACCAGTCGCCATTGACCTAATGGCTCAAGTAATGACGTTTGGCGCAAAGAAGTACAAACCAGAAGGCTGGCGCACTGTTCCAGATGCGCTACAGCGTTATCAAGCTGCGATGTTGCGCCATGCGTTTGCCATCCAGCGCGGCGAGATTACCGACCCTGAAAGCGGATTACCACACGCCGCGCATATTATGTGTTGCGCGGCTTTCATTGCAGAATTACAAGGCGCATAAGCGCCTTTTTATTAACTCCTCCGACCAGCAAAATAATGTTTGCAAGCTCAACTAACTGCGCTTATAGTTAGATTATTGAAACGCAGCGCGGGGCTGTGTGGGGGGTTAAAATGGGTAAATATTTTGCGCCAATACTGACCGAGTCAGGTCGCAAGGCAACAATCTGGTTTGATAGCGCGCCAGAAGCTGGCGATCAAGTAACTTGCTACTTCCATGACGAGATTGGCGTTTTGCAAAACTCAACAGAAACATTTGTTCGTTTCTTAACTGATAGCGAGGCTAAATATGCGTAAACATTACGCCGTATGGGGCAGAGATAGAACCTACCACTGGCTTTGGATTGCTTGCTTAGTTGCTGGTTATGATGCAGCAAAAGCGCGCTACGAGCAGGGCAAGCAGTTCGTCAAACCTTAACCAAAACGCGCCCTTCAGGGCGCATAACCGGAAACAAAAAAATGAAAATCGAAATAAAAAACAGATTTACAGGCTCAGTTATTTTTTCTCACGAGCAAGAGGGTAACTCAATTCAAATCACTCTGAAAGCAGCAATTTCATCCGAAGCCGACCTGTTCGGATCCGACCTGCGCGGAGCCGACCTGTGCGGAGCCGACCTGCGCGAAGCCTACCTGCGCGGAGCCGACCTGCGCGAAGCCTACCTGCGCGGAGCCGACCTGCGCGGAGCCGACCTGTTCGGAGCCTACCTGCGCGGAGCCGACCTGCGCGGAGCCGACCTGTTCGGATCCGACCTGCGCGGAGCCGACCTGTGCGGTGATAAATTAACAAAAACACCGTTGTTTATTTTCAATCTAACTTGGGACGTGACAATCACCACGACATTTTTGCGAATTGGGTGCCAAGTTCACTTAATTTCCGACTGGAAAGCGTTTGACGACGAAAAAATCACTGAAATGTCATCTTCGGCACTTAAATTTTGGAAGCGATACAAAACAGCAATTGTTGCTTTGTGTGATGCGCATTGCGAGGAGGAGTAAATGAAACGCCTCAAAAAAGGCTGCTACAACCGACTAGCAGCCGCGCACGACTTAACGCGCAGCTCCATCAGCAAATGGCCACAAGAACGCCGAGTTCGTGAGCTGGCTTTGCTTGATGCTGGCGCAACTCCAGCAATAGCTAACAGACTTGCTGAGCTGCAAAAGCTTTGCTATCAGGCGTCTGTCGTGACGAAAACGCCAGTAACTCTGTACAGTTACACTGATTGCCACTTTAACGTCCATCAAATGCGCGGTGATGAATATATTGATTTATTCAAAACCGAGTTAACTACTGTCGAAAACTTAGACACCGCTATCGAGCGAGTGAAGGGGTTGATTGATGAGGTATTTGCCGTTGATTGATTATTCGTCAAAGCCTGCGCCTAGACGCAGTCGGCTGGTTGCAGCATATCGCGTTTTTTCTGTTGTTGTGTTTGTGCTGCTTGTTGTTGGTCTTTATCACAGGGGTGTTATTTAATGTCAGCATGGCTAATCGAAGCAAAATCAGAAATCCTGCGAGCCAGCTCGTTGCTTGAGCTGCACGCAGCAACTGAAAACCTGTGCCATCTGGGGCGCTACACGTTTGATGAACAAATGAGTTATGGCGAAAACGCCGAGCTTGCTCGTTTGCAATCGAAGCCAGCCGTTGCCGAATGTTTGCAACTGGCTCACAAAAGGAGCAAATGTTATGCGTCATAATGACAAGTCCGACACTGAAAAGATGTTGCACGCTGCAACGGTGTGCGTAGTCATGATTGTGTGCATGTCGGTGTGGGGTTTTGTCTACTGGCTGCTATCATGAGCAAGCCAGTGTTAATCCTAATCCGGCGCACACAGCGCCGAGCACGAGCAAGACCATGCGCTAATGGCTGGTCTTTGCATAATGGGGCGTTTATTCATCGCAGCGCTGCTAAGTTGCTGCGGGTATTGGAGGAAGTATGATTCAGCCACGCTACTGGCTAACACGCCAACAACAGCGCAGAGCCTACCACCGGCAACTTATGCGGCAGTACGGCATTGTATTGGCAATTATTGGATTTATGGTGCTGCTATGTTTGATTTAACGATACCAACACTGTCCGAATATCTGGCAGCTAACTGCAATGAAAAAGAGCGCCAAGCGTATGAGATGCACGCCCGAGGCAACAGCCATCGCGCCATTGCAGAAAAGCTTGGTATGACCATGTGGCAAGTCTGGAAGGCAGTAAAAATGACCGGATCAATCTCAGAAGATGATGTGCGGCTTATTATCGACCTCTACAAAGCCGATATGACAATATCGCGAATTGGGATGAAGCTTGGAATTTCAAACAATGCGGTTATCGACAAACTAAAACAAGCCGGACTCTACCAAAAGCGCCGCACCATCAAGACAACAAAGAAACAACAAGCAGCCGAAATGCTTGCTCAAGGCAAATCGGTTGCTGAGATTTCTGTGCTGCTTGATATGGAGCCGGGTTACGTTCGGGTTGTTAAGCGCGCAAACGCCTAACCTTTCAGCGATGACTTATTACAAAGCCTGTATTATCCTTGGGGTTTAAAGAACCCCATTGATAGTTCCAACAATAAAATCCTTTTCAGCTTTGAACTTGGCAACCAGCTCGTCGTCAATAGTCGTCGCTGTATCAGCGGCGGCTTTTTCGAGCGCTTTGATTGTGTGCGTTACGACTAAATCAGCGGCGTACTTAGTGGCCATTCGAACCAAGATTGCTTTGATAACACCGATAACGATATTCATAATTTACCATCCTTCCATAAGTTGTAATCTCTCAAATATTCCTCAGGCGTAGCTTTGCCATTGCCGTTCCACTCATGCTTGCACCACTCAGCCATTGCTTGTGGTGTAGTTGGTATTGGTTTGGGGTCTAACATAATCCGATGACGCGCCACAAATATAGCGTACCGGTCATCAGTTTCCAACCGCTTAGCGTCTTGAGTATAGCCGCAGCGCTTAGCGTTGCGCATAATCGAACGACTACGACGCCATGTGTCTTCATGCGTCGGTGGTTCCATCTGAAACACACCAAGAGCTGGACCGCCGCCAATCTGCCGCCGGAATTTAAACCCTAGCGACTCATGCGCGGCAATCATCAACATCAGTTCAGCGGCTGCATCGGAATGCAGCCCCTGATCGAGCAGAGCTTCAGCTATAAAGGCTTTTGCTTGCTGGTACGTCATAGCACTTCAAACTCCGCATTGCAAGACACATATACTGCGGCAGCATCAATATTGTATGCAGTTACCTTGCCATCATCCGCAAATTGAATAAAGCCAGTAGGCGCGGCAGCTGGCACGGATGGGTCAACAGTAAAGCTGTAAGCGGGTACAGTTGTCGTTTTTTTTGGCCTAAATCGAGCCGGTAAATTTGCAATTACAGTCCCGCTTGGAATTGATACTCCGTTTTTAGAAAAGAAATAAGACACGCTTGCTTTGCCATTTTGAACAGATACAAACGGCTGCGTGGTCGCTGCAATTCCAGAATTGAACCAATACTTCGGCATTGCGGTTTGATGCCTGCTCAGCTCGCCTGTGCAATGTGCAATGATTGCTTTAGCGTAAGACATACCCATCGCCATCTGACCGTACGCTGTTGGGTGTATGTTGTCAGATACTACTGGGTCGACCTGTTGATTAGCTAGCAGAGACGCAAGTATCGCTCCTTGATCTTCCACGACTGAGTTGTTTAGTAAAACGCCAGCTCTCAAACCTAATCCGTGCAACAGTACGCTGCGGTAACGAGGGGCTGCTGCAGAGTTTGACGAGTTTTGCCCCTCTTGCCCGAATGGAACTGATGTGGCTCTGGTGTACCACTGGGTCGGCAACCCAACAATTGGTGTTACATTTGCAGCCAACCAAATGTCAATCATCGTATTGATATTTGCTAACAGGG